ACCGTTTCCCGTAAACCGACGTTATCGATAAAAGCCCCTTTATCCGGAATGTCTGCGCCGTTCTGCTCCCTGCGCAGGTAACGGTTATCACCTTCGCTTTTGCTGTAAACATCCAGATTATTACGGGCGGTTCCCTTATTCTCCAGGTCGGCGAGATTCTGATCCTTCGCCAGGGCATTAACGTCACCGGGACCAAGACTGTTTTTTGTGGCAAGCGTCCCCAGACCAAGATAACCACGGGCCAGACGCTGGGCCTCCGCACCGGCATCAGCAATTTCTTTCAGGTTATTTTTCCGGGAAAAAGCATTCGCAGCGATAATGGCTTTAATGGACAGCGTAAGCTGGTTTAACTGCGCCTTATCCGGCTGAATACTGGCTTCAGCCAGAATATTCAGCAGTTCGGCCTGGAGAATATTCAGCCAGTCCTGACCAATCCAGCTGATACCTTTTTGTCCGTCACCTTCAGTAAACCAGGTGGTGGTATTACTCTGCGCCGGTGCCAGCGCAGGCATATTCGCCACGCCGGAATTATTATCAACATGAAACATTAAATAGTCTCCTCTTCATGGCTGTTTGCATACACGTAAATAAACGTCTGCCATGCAGGCTTATAACGGTTCAGAATACATTCCAGCGCACCGCCTTCATAAATACGCAGCGGCGTGAGAATATCATCCAGCACATTCATATTCCGGTAGCCGGTTTCACTGTTAATCGTGACAATACTGACCCACTGTGAATCCGGTGATGGCTGAATATCTATTTCATAACCAAACTCTGCCGCAAACCGGATATAAAATTCACGGTTAAGAGAGGGTTTCATCCGGTATTTATTCCCGGCATAACGCTGACGCTCCTGAATGGTTGCGCCGGTCATATCACATTCCGGTAACCCCAGATAACGCTCCCAGTCTTCCAGCAGCAGACGGGATGAATCAGGAAAACGTTCTGCCAGCATCTGGTTACCGGTCCAGGAAACACGCTCCGTGGAATGACTGAGGCCCAGGCACAAAGCCGCAAGAACGGATGACGGCCGCTTATCCCATGCCAGCCCGTCAGGCAGCAACTGCAACAGGGCGCGCTGATGCGGGGTCAGGGTTACAGCCATGTGATTTCTCCTACCGTCAGCAGCTCACTGTCTCCCGCCTGAACTGACGTCAGCGGACTGCGCACTTCAAAATCCTCCAGATTTTTCACCCCTGCCACCGCCCGCCAGAAAGACGACGGCAGAACCAGACCGCCGGGCCGGGATTCGTTATACAACAGGTCGGTCAGCGCCTGTTTTACGGCCGCCTGATTCTCCGGTGTTTTCGGGATGATCCTGATGCTGAAGGGCACCGGCTTATTGGTCAGTTTAAACACGGTCACCGTCGGCCCCAGAGGCTGTCCGACAGGCTGGCCGGTCGCCGGATCATCATGACTGCGGATATAATCCGCCACCCGCTGAACATCACCGTCACCGGGGAAAATATCCGGGTTATTATCCTGAACAAACGTTACCCCCACGCTGCCCGCCTGCGGCCATTCCGGGCGGCACCATGCCCGCGTCACGCCCGGCACTTCACGCGCCCAGCGTTCAAAATCATACTGCGTGCCGCCGGACGGTGGATTCTGCACCCGGAAAACCAGACGGGAAAGCAGCTCCGGCACGGTTTCCACATCCGCACCACCGGTGATCCCCGTTCCGGTCACCGTGGCCGTCTGGTTGATCCCCGCCTGCGGTGTGATAAATGTCAGTTTTGTCCCTGCCGGGGCATTCCCCGCACGACCGGCACTTTCGGCTTCCACACTGACATTCAGCGTACCGGCCTTACCGGTCAGGGAGGTGGTGATACGGTAAACCACGCCATCACTTCGCTGGAGAAGCACACCTTCCTTGATCCCCGCATCCGTGGTCAGCATCAGCTGAACCGGCCCGTCCCCCCGAGAGGCAGGCTTACGCATGACGCCCCAGAATGCACAGTGTTTCAGCAGTTCGGCTTCATCGGCTTCGGTCGGGATGATCTGACGCGCAATCCAGGCCAGATGCTCATGCTCCTGAGCAGATAACCCTGCCTGAGCGTAAGCAATGGCATTCAGGGTGGTTTCATTCACACCCGGCTGCGAGCCGGGCAGGCGCTGGCTGATATCCTGCTGTGTCTGCGTGATTAACTGTGCCAGCGGTAAAGGCTGATAAGGCATTACTCCCCCTTAAGATCAGCATAAAAAATCATGGGCCTGACTGAACCATCAGGCAGGGTTATGCGCACCGAAAGCGCCAGCCGCGCGTGTCCCACACGTTCTGCATGACAGACCACGGATGACGCCACGCCATCCTGACTGAGCCAGCCCAGCGCCTCATCCGCGTAAGCACGGGCACGGCTTATCACCGAGGCCAGCGTTTTTTCCCGGCGGAGAAGCCACAGACGGGAGCCAATGGGACGCGGGCGAAAACTGTCTCCCCACCATCCCCGGCGGTCACGCGTACCGTCAGGGATTTCATCCGATGCCAGCGCCCGGCGGTCAGTAAACAGCGAAATCAGAACGGCCGTCAGCAGACTGTCATCCGTCAGCAGGTCGGCACCGTTCAGTTGCAGCGAACCGCACCCCTGATCCCATACAATTGCAATATCAGCCATTCTCCGGCGCTCCTGTCTTACTGCCTTTGCCGTTATCCTGATGCACATGGCCGGAATAGGTGATCCCGGCAATAACGGCATCAGACATCGTGAACAGCCCGTCTGATTTACCTGTACCATCAAGCACGAAATTACCCTTAACATGCAGGTTTTTATCCACCGTCACATTGCCCGTAAAGGTGGCCTCCGGCGTATCCACCCGCATCCCCTCATCGGCGTAAATCTCCAGCATTTTGCATGTCACAATAATGCGACCATCCTTTGTTAACCGTATCCGGTGCCCCTCATGGTGATACACCCCCGTATCTCCGGCTGTGAGTCCGGTCGGGCGGCTGCGCCGGTCTTCCACCACAAGCACCACAGTCTGATCCCGCTGTCCGCCCAGACAGGCAAAAAAGGTTTCCGCACCCGGCAGGGGAACGCTGATCTGCCCGTACTGCTGGGGACGCTCCACATCATCAAAGGTTTCGCCGTCCATGCCGGTGAGCTGCACATTCTGCATTTTCAGTTCGTCATGTGTGCCGGTCAGAACGCCCCGGCCAAACAACAGGCGAATACCGCGCGTTACCGGGGCAATCAGGCGGCTGAACACTTCATCATTCATCAAAGCTGATCCCCTGTTTTTTCATCTGCTGGCGAATAAAGGCATCAACATCGTCACCGGAACCACCCCGGCCCTTACTGTCCGGCTCTGCCGGAACGATAAAGCCGTCACGCGGTGCCAGTACCAGCCGGGTGACTTCCCCGTTATGTTCATCAAGTAAAAACTCCACCTGACAGACCAGCAGTTCAGTCTGTTCTATACCGAAACGCAGGGCTGAAACACCGGTCAGCAGATTGACATCCCATAACCGGCCATCATCCCGGAACCAGCCACGCACGGTGGCAGAAAACCGTTCTGAACGGGCAATCGCACGGCGCATTTCACGCAGGGCACGCTGCCGTGCACCGGTGGTGTCTGTCTGTTGATCGGCGAGGATGATTTTCGGCCGGTAGCGGCCGATCTGCTCATCACTGATGACGCCCACAGGTGCTGCCAGACGGGCGGCGGATTCGCTGTCTCCCCGTTTGCCACCACCGCGCCCGTGTCCCCGGACACGGTATTCGCTGTATCGTCCTCGCCAGTCCGTGTTGTAATCGGCATCAAGCAGGTTATCTCCCAGCACCAGTCTGTCCGTCTGCTGGCTTCCTGCCTGGGTGAACACCAGATCGCCGTCAGCATTACTGGTCACCAGCACCCCGCGATGCCGGGCAGCACGGGTCAGCGCATCCGCCACGGTTTCTGAGTTTTCCAGCGTAAAAGAGCTGAAGGGGCGTGCAGCCGTGTCGTCGTTAACCTGCCAGCGCACGGCTATCCCGAAGGGCGCACATAAATCTGCGGCAATCTGTGCCAGCGTCCGGTTGCGCCACTGGCTGCCGGGATGGATGGCGGCACAGTCCACCAGGTCGCCGGTTTTATCCCGACCGCTGATGCTGATCTGATGACGGGTTGCACTGATCCGCTGACTGACCTGATCCAGCCAGCCACTGATGACCGTCTGCCCGTTAATTCTGAGCGTCAGGGACTGACCGGTTCGCAGGGCTGAGGGGATGCGCTCACCGGGCAGCATCAGCCCCAGTTCAAACGACCCGGCCAGATGCTCCAGCGAGCGACGGACGCTGACCGTCAGCCAGCCGGAAAAAATCTCACCGCCCAGATACAGTTCAACCCTGCTGCTCACTAATCACCTCCACTGAATGGCCTCCGGGAATGAACAGCGGATCAACAATACCGTTACGGCGCACAAAACGTTGCCAGCCGGTACTGTTCCCGGTGGCACGGTACAGGGTCACCAGTGCAGGCTCGGTGGTACGTACAGTCACTACTGTTGCACCGGGTAGCTGAACTCCCCGTGTATTCAGATCCTCTGTCAGTGCCAGTCTGGCATCACGAAGCGTCAGCGCCGTGGCGGTATACCCCTGCCCGGACAGTGTCATCACCTGCCGTTCGAGCGCTTCGCTTAAGTCACGGTTAATGCGCTGAAGATCAACTGAACTTTCCAGCCAGACAGGCCAGGTACGGTGGGCTGCGTCACTGTCCGGCAGGGTTTCCTGACTGAGAACCTGATC